TCCATCACCTCGGCCAATCAAGCGCTCACGGCCCTGAACGGCGCGGCGGATCAGTCCCGCAACATGACGATTGCCCTGACGACGACCACCGGGGCTAACTTTGCGGTCTACGCGCCCCCGGCAGAGAAGACCTACGTCATCTACAACGCCAGCAGCTACGCCGCCACAATCTACAACTCGACTGTAATCGGCAACACAACCGCTGCGGGTGCTGGGGTGGTTATCCCTGCGGGCAAGACCATGACGGTTTGGACTGAGGGAACCAACTTCGCATTCCAGAACACCCACATCATCGGCACGGTGGTGGGCAACGTCACGGGCAACCTGACCGGCAACGTCACGGGTAACGTGTCGGGGCAACTTGATGGCTCTATTTCATCTGCTACGACTGCTACCACGCAGGCTCCGGGCACCAGCAACACCACGGTAGCAACGACGGCGTTTGCCAGTTCGGCGTTTCAAGGCGCTTATCCCGTAGGCTCAATCTACATGAATGCGTCTGTAGCCACTAACCCGGCAACGCTATTGGGTTTTGGCACTTGGGTGGCTTTTGGCGCTGGGCGAGTGCCGGTTGGTTTTAACGCAGCCAACCCGTTATTTGATACGGCTGAAGAAACGGGGGGTAGCGCAGACACAATTGTTGTGAGCCACACTCACACCGCAACTGTTACCGATCCGGGACACGCTCATGGCGGCGTGCCTAACATTAGCCGTGACAGATTTGATTCTGGCCCATTCGACTACAACGCAATTTGGTTTTCAACCACGACAAATACCGCTGGTGCGACAACAGGGATTTCAGTATCCAACAGCACGACTGGTTCCTCCGGCACCAACGCCAACTATCAGCCGTACATCACGGTCTATATGTGGAAGCGCACTGCGTGATTGCCTATGATCGATCCAATCACCGCATTTGCAACCGCGCAGGCTGCGGTAGCTGGCATCCAGAAGGCCATCAAATTAGGCAAGGACATCAACGGCCTCGTCGGCGAGTTTGGTAAGTTCTTTGATGCTCGTGACGTAGTCCAGAAGGCCGCGAACGACGCAGGTAAGTCGGGCAAGTCCGACACCGGGAGGGCTATGGAAATTGTGATGCAAGCCAACGCTCTGCGGGAAGCAGAGGAGGCGCTTAAACATCAGTTGGTCTACGGCGGGTATCCCGAACTTTGGGAGATGATGCTCAAAGAACGGATGAAGATTAAGCAGGCCCGAGAGAAGGCCGAGCGCGAAGCCAAGATCGCCCGCAAGAAGGTTGTAGCCGAGCGCCTGTTGATGGCGCAAATCATCGGTGGAGCGATTTGTGTTGTCATTATTGGCACCATCATCATCTTTATCGTTAAACAGGCGACGTCGTGAGCGACGAGAAGGTCAATCCCAACAGCCTGATCGAGAAGGTTCTCGGGTACGTTGACTCGCCGTTCAAGTTGTTTGCCATTCTGTTGATGGCGGTGTTTGCGTTTGTGGGGTATTTTGTCTGGCAGAACCAAGCGTTCCTGATCGGAGCCTACAAGGAACAGCAAAAACTGCCCAGCATTGCGGAGGACCGGGTGGAGGATGCGGCGGCGCACCTCTTCAAAAATACCGAGGCAGTGGTAGTCGCTATCTTCAAGGTAAACCCCATGTTTGGCACCCGCGTCTTACATCGGGCCTACACCAAGGACGGCAGAGACAAAACCCACGAAGGGTTGGATGTTGGGCTGTTTACCGCAAATGCTGCAAACAATAGGGACGTTGTGGCGCTAATGGCCAGCGAGATTCCCTGCGGTCACTACAAGACCGCTCAGTCCGAGATTGGCCTGTGGTATATGGAGAAGGGCATGACTTACGGGTGCCGGATCAGCGTGCCGCCGGAGCAGGGGAAATTTGTCGGCCAGATCACGGTAGGCTGGAAAGAAGAACCGCCGGACGTAGAGCAGTACCGCGTCCTTCTGCAAATTGCAGCAACCATGCTGTCGAGGAGTAAAAAGTAATGGAATGGCTCAAACAAATCGCGCCCACTATCGCTACTGCGATGGGCGGTCCGCTGGCCGGTATGGCTGTCTCCGCTATCTCCAAGGCCATCGGAGTGGACGAGGACAAGGTTAGCGACCTGATCAAAGACAACAAACTCACAGCCGAGCAGATTGCTCAGGTCAAGATCGCTGAGATCGAACTCCAAAAGCAGGCGCAGGAGTTGGGCCTGAACTTTGAGAAGCTGGCCGTAGATGACCGCAAGTCCGCCCGTGAGATGCAGGCGACGACCCGCTCCATCGTCCCCCCGGTTCTAGCTGCAATCGTCACCGTCGGGTTCTTCGGCATCCTCGTGATGATGTTGCTGGGTAAGGTGGACTCCAACAACCCGCCTATCCTGATGATGTTGGGCAGCCTCGGCACCGCGTGGACCGGGATCATTGCGTATTATTTTGGTTCTAGCGCTGGCTCTCAGGCTAAAACTGACCTCCTATCTAAAGCACCTGCAATTAAATGATGAGCCTCGCCAACACCCTCGCCAAACTCAAAATCAGCGTTGACTGGGTTGAACCTCTCGAAGAAGTCTTCCAGCGCTACGAGATCAACACCCCCGAGCGCCAAGCTGCGTTTATCGGGCAGTGTGCCCATGAGTCTATGAACTTCACCAAGCTGGAGGAAAACATGAACTACAGCGCCGAGGGCCTGATGAAGACATGGCCGAGCCGCTTCCCGACGCTGGAGTCCGCCAAGCCCTACCACCGTAACCCCGAGAAGATTGCTAATAAAGTATACGCAGGGCGTATGGGCAACGGGCCGGAGGAGACGGGTGAGGGTTGGCTGTACCACGGGCGCGGTCTGATCCAGTTGACCGGCAAGGACAACTACACGCTGGCCGGTGATGCTTTAAACATAGACTTCATCCACAGCCCGGACTATGTGCTGGTTCCCAAGTACGCAGCGCTCACCGCCGGGTGGTTTTGGAACAAGCGCAACCTCAACAAAGAGGCTGATGCTAAAGACTTCACCGGGATGACAAAAAAGATCAACGGCGGTACCATTGGGTTGGATGATCGCATTGCGCACATCCAGCATGCGCAAGAGGCGCTGACCGCTTAAGGGGCACACATGCCGCTGCAAAAACTCCAGCTTAAACCCGGTGTAAACAGAGAATCCACGACGCTGGCGAACGAGGGCGGTTGGTTCGAGATGGACAAGGTGCGCTTTCGCTCGGGCTACCCGGAGAAGCTGGGCGGTTGGCAGCGAGACACCGGCACCTACTACAACAACGGCACATCTTTGGCTCCGGCCACCGGGTCGTTTTGGGGCACCTGCCGGGCGCTGTGGAACTGGGTGACCCTTTCAAGCTACAACTTGATGGGCTTGGGCACGCACCTGAAGTACTACATCCAGCAATCTAACGGCGGCAACTTCTACGATATCACGCCACTGCGTGATGTAAACGCAATTGCGTCTAATGCTTTCACGACTACCAACGGCTCGACCACCGTTGTTGTCAATGATCCGGGCTATGGCGCTGGTAATGGTGACTTTGTCACAATCTCCGGCGTGGGTGGTGCAGTCAACGGCATTCCTGCGTCGGCCCTTAATAAAGAGTTTCGTCTAACTTATATTGACTCGTCCACCTACAGCATCACGGTCAGCTCTCCGGCCACGTCTTCTGGAACCACTGGCGCAGCGACGTTCAGCTATCAAATCTCCATCGGCCAAGAAATCTTTACGGCGTTGACTGGCTGGGGCGCTGGCGGCTACGGTGGCACAGTCACCATTTCCGCAACCACGACGCTGAACGGTGCGCTCAACGACAGTGCCACGACCATTACGGTTGTTTCGACTACGGGCTTTGCCGCGTCTGGCGCAATCGGCATTGATGGTGAGTACATCACCTACTCGGGCGTTACGGCCACTACTTTCACGGGCTGCACGCGAGGTGTTGGCAGTACCGCTGTGAGCCATTCGTCTGGGGATGTGGTTAATCAATACAGCAACGCAACCGGATGGGGCGAGTCTGCAACGTCTGGCGTTGGCGTGCAACTGCGTCTTTGGAGTCAGAATAACTTTGGTCAAGACCTGATCATCAATCCTCGTGGCGGGGCTTTGTACTTGTGGGCCGTTAATGCCAACCCGCAGATTTATGATCGAGCGGTTTTATTGTCGCCCTCAAGCTCGGGCATTTACCAAACGGATTCGGGTTGCCCCACGATCTCCAACTCCGTCACGGTATCAGACGCTTCTCGCTTTGTGATTGCGTTTGGCTGCAACGACTACGGCTCCGCCACGCTGGACCCGCTTTTGATCCGTTGGTCTGATCAAGAAGATTACGCAACGTGGACCCCTGCGGCTACCAATCAGGCGGGCAGCTATCGCCTCTCGACCGGCTCCAGCATCGTTGCCCACCAGCAAACTCGTCAAGAAATCTTAGTTTGGACGGATGCGGCCGTCTACTCGATGCAGTACCTTGGCCCGCCGTTTGTGTGGGGCTTCCAGGTCCTGGGCTCGAACACCTCGATTGCCGGACCGAACGCCACGGCCACCGCTGCCAACATCACCTACTGGATGGGGCTGGACAAGTTCTACATGTACTCTGGTCGTGTGGAGACGCTGTACTGCCCCCTGCGCCAGTACATCTTTGGCGACATCAACCTTCAGCAGCAGTATCAGTTCTTTGCCGGCACCAACGAGGGCTACAACGAAATCTGGTGGTTCTATTGCTCTGCCAATTCCACGGTGATTGATCGCTACGTCATCTACAACCACCTAGAACAGGTTTGGAGCTACGGCAACCTGGGCAGGACTGCATGGCTGGATACGCCCCTGCGCGACCACCCCACGGCTACAAACTATCTCAACCAGTTGGTGTATCACGAGAGTGGCGTGGACGACGGCACCACCAACCCGCCCAGCCCCATCAGTGCCTACATCCAGTCCGCCGACTTCAATATTGGCGATGGGCACAACTACGGCTTTGCGTGGCGCATGATCCCCGACATCACGTTCGATGGTTCCTACGTCAACAACCCGCAAGTCACCTTCACGCTGCGCCCGCGCCAGAACCCCGGTTCCAATTACAGCACGGCTGCTACCCCGACGGTGACCAGTACGCAGAACTACCAGGGGCAACGGAACTACACGGTGCAGCAGTTTACGCAGATCGTGTACACGCGAATCCGTGGACGGCAGATGGCGTTCAAGATCAGCTCTGATGGGCTGGGGGTGAACTGGCAGTTGGGTGTTCCGGCGCTGGATGTGCGCCCGGATGGAAGACGCTAATGACCCAGATTGTCACCTCTGAGTTTGAGCTCAACCGGGTTGTCGCTCCGCGCCTGCCCACAGCGCCGAATGACTACGAGAAGCGCTACCACGATCAGTTTGCTGACATCCTGCGCCTGTACTTCAATCAGGTGGACAACATTCTGGGGCAGTTAAGAACTTTGTCGGTTCCGTATGGCGCATTTTCCAGCGATCAGGATCAGACCACCACCGCTAACACCGCCACCTTGATGACGTTAAACACCACGGATTTTGCCAATGGTGTAAGTATTGCAACTTCTAAAATTACAGTGGCAACGGCTGGCATATACAACTTACAGTTTAGTACGC